GTGAAGTCATCCATCTCTGCCGTGTAAAGATATGGTCTTTTGTTCGGATTGAACCTATCCCATTTTTTCACATAATCCTCGGAAAACAGTTCCTTTGCTCTGTCATTCATCCTTATGCGGACGAACATCGCTCCGTCCTCTCGGATAGTCCAATACTCAACAACATCATTGATGTGGTCTATCAGATTGAAATTGTTCTCATCGTCCTCAAGCATCTCTTGTTTAGTACCCTTTGTCAGAAGAATATTCTCGTCATAATCATTCATCTGATATATCCAAAAGACTTGTGGATATTGGCACGATGTCAGCAGATTGTGTAGTGTACACTCCGTCATCACTCGCCCTCTCTTTCCATCTGCTTCGCTATCCAATGCTCATAATCGTTAGGACAATCCCAAAAGCAATCGAGCCAGTCTACATGGAAGTCAACCATCTTCGCAACAGCCTTGCGCTCCTTGCACTTGTTGCAGATCGCCATATGCTCTTTTCTGACTTCTTCTGGTATCATCACTCGTCCTCTCTTTCTCCGTATGAGCAGAAGTCATCGGCTGTTATCCTTGCTGTGCTGTCAAGTCTACCGCACCATTGATATGTGCCGTTTGCTTTTGCCCACTTGCACTCTCGGCAACGTATGATGTCGATACTTGGCAAAGCGTTTACTTGCGTTTCGACTTGCTGTGCATATAACGTAAATTCAGCGTTGCCTTGCATAAGTCGGTCATTTAGCATAACCGCCTTTATATATTCTGCATCTATGTATCTACTCATCGTCTGCTCCTTTTCGCATATCCGCACCGCAGTTAGGGCAGAAGTTGTAGTCAACAAAGTCGGTTTTAACTCTGTAACCACATTCAGAACATACCCAATCGGCATTAAATCCGTTATCTACTATTCTGCGTTTCCACTCTCCACGCTTCGGCTCTATATCTACGCTCGGTATCTTCCTTATGCGCTCGGCTGTCTCGTTCTTGTCGATGTAGATGATGTCCTTATGGCTTAGGCATAATTCACTCAGCACCTTTTCCATCTCTATCAGTCTCACTTCTTCCTCCTCCATCTATCACACACGGAATATTTCTGTCTCCAGTCTGCTACATCTATGACGTGACCCTCGATGCACTTGTACCTTTTGGCATCAAGGAAGTATTTGTAGCATCCGCAGTTAAAGCAGGTGTGCTTCTCCTGCGACAGATCCGCGTCTCTTGTGATGTAACCGTCAGCTTCTATTTCGTGTCTCATAGTTCCGTATTTACCTTTCCTGCCATCTTCAGCGATGCTGCCATCTGTCTGTCTGCATACCCGATAGCGACAATGGTGTCCTCCTTCGGCGTGTTCCTCTCACGTATGCGCTCCTCACGTCTTTTAGCCATGCAGCGTCTGTTGGTCTCGAGCACCTTAGCGTAATGCGTCTCCCGGTACTCCTTATAGTTCAGACGCTGAAGCCCCTTTCTGCACTCAGCATCGAGGCAGCATCTCTGATCACTTCTCTTTGGTATGTATTCTCTGCCGCATATCTCGCAGCGTCTTGGGTCGTACTTTTTCATCCGCTCCTCTTCTTCGACTGGTTTATCTTGTAGAGCTTGTGCTGGCGATGCCTGTCGCTCAGGTTGGCTTCTCGCTGGCTGTTCTTGTAGCAGTCCCAGCAAAGCCACATCATTTTGCGTCCCGTGTTGAACGGGAACATCCAGTATTCATCAGCTTCAAGTCCACAGATCTCACACGTTCGCTTCACTGTATCCACTCCTTATACAACTCGATCCAGTCATCGAATGGCTGAACGACTACCCATTCAGATCTGTCGCACTTGTGCATGACTATCGGCAGCTCACCTTCTCCGGCATCGTGCTTTGACTGTGCGAGCGCGTCCCACATACGGAAATGGTTCGTGAACTTAACTTCGATGTGTATCCCTTCAGGACCTATCACATCGGGGCTATCCGGACCACCCTTGTACTGGACACCGCGCCTGGCATCGAAGCCATGTTCTCTGAACTTCGATGCAGCCATGCGCTCGCCTCTTTTGCCTTTATCTTTACTGTTCATTGATCCTTCTTCCTTTTAATGCTTTCGTATCGCTTTTTCTCATATGCCTTTTCCACGAGCAGCGACTCTTTGTGCCACTTGCGATGATGTTCGGTACATAAGGCGATACCATTGTAAGGAGCCCATATGTCGTAGTCAGAGAATCCCATCCGGCGTGCGAGCTGATAAGAAACTTTATGATGTGCCTCTGTAGCATCGTTCTTGCATCCGCATATCTCACACTTCCCACCAGCGCGGCTAAGGATAAGCTTGCTCCATTCGTTCTGATGCACTCGATCCGACTTGCCATCGGGATTGCGCTTGATAGCCTGGCTCTTATATCCGCACTCTGTGCAGACATATTTGAGCTGATGTCCGTGTTCCTTATCCGTCTCAAAGAACTTAAGGTTAAACGATCCACATTCATCGCACGCTCGCCACCAACCATCGACAGGCTCCCAATTATTGCTTCTCATATCGCTAATTGTTCGTATTGCTTTTGCATTCATGTTTTCACCATAATCTCTGTTAGGGTAATTCCAGTACGGAAGAGACTTTAGTCTTCCGTACGGAATCCCCAGAGTTATCGTGATTCGTTATTCGCTCTATATATATAGGTTTCCCGAATCACGAATCACTCAATTATCTCGGTCAGCCATTTGGCGTTTTTCTTCTCTGGTCTGAAGTATTGCGTACCTTGATAGGTGACGCTTGAAGCGTTCCTCCTGATGACTACTCGCTCACCTCCCAAGAGCGTTGCAGGTTCCCATCTCGTATTAGGCCCGATGAAATCCTTGAGCCGATTCTCCGACATTCCGGTCGCGCGGATCAGCTCGCCTCTTTCGACACAGTCCCCACCGAATGCGAGGTTTTCAAAAGCCTCCTCGACTATTCGCTCGCGCTCCTCTTTTGCGGTCTGCTCGTTACCCTTGCCACGATTGCTGCCGTTCTTATACTTTGCTCCCTTGAGGATGTTCAACTCGTCCGGTCTGTGTATCGGATGGTCGAACCATAGCCTCGAGCCGTATCTCGGTGGGAAGGATCTGAGCGTATACGTCATTTCCCACGCCGAAAGTGATTCATTCGAGTTTTGGTAATAATCACGGTATTTGTATTCAGCTTCGCCCGGACTCAATTCCGTCATATCGAGGATCGCGTCAGGGTCTCGAGCGAATACACCCGAACCGGATGCTCTATCCATAGCGTTTGAGTATTTGTTTCCTGCATCCTTGCTGTGGTGATGACAGTAGATCATCGCCGTGCCGAGTGCTTCGGAGCATCTGTCAAAGTACGAACAGAATTTAGACATTTCGGTCGCTGAATTTTCGTCTCCGGTGATCACCTTGTAAATCGGGTCTACTATGACCGCGAGATAATTTTTCTCTTTGAATCGATTGATAAGCAGCGGAGCGAGCTTGTCCATCGGTGTAGCGAATCCTCGCAGGTTCCATATCCGGATGTTCTGAATATTCTTCGGCGGGATCCCGAGGTTGTCATATATCTGCTTGAAGCGTTGATAGCATTCCGCCTGGTCGAGCTCCATGTTCAGATATACGACCTTGCCTTGCTTGCACTTATTGCCAAGCCATGCACGGCCTTCTGCTATACATATCGCAAGCTCTATGAGCAGATAACTCTTTCCGGCTTTCGATGGTCCCGATACGAGCATCTTGTGACCGACACGCAGCACGCTCTCGATCAGCTCCTCTTTCATCGGTGGCATGTTGTCCCAGACATCTGCGAGCGACAGATCCTCAGGCAGGTTATCGTTCTCGGTTTCGAGCCAATCGACCCACTCTTTATAGGATTTCGCTCCGATATTCATTGCGACCGTGTACTGCAGGTTGCCGTTTCGCTTAATGCCTGGCATCCTTGAATAACGGCTTGCGTTCTTGTCCTGTTCATCGACCTGAAGCCCGGACCGTTTACAGAAGTCATAAATCTTATTGACTCTGTCACGGTATTGCTGGGCTGATTCAGCATCGACTCTGACAATAGCGTGGAGCGATTTGTTGCCCGAATTGACCAGCACCTTTATCGGCAGGTTCATTGCCTTATAAAGTCCGAACTGCTTCCCGATGGAATCCTTATCCGATTCGACAAGGCAATATCTGAACTTCGTGACATTGGCATCCGATTCGCCTACTCCATCGAGTGGATTGAAGCGGATCATCGCACCGCCTTCTGATTCTGCGGTGATTGATGCTGCTTCGAATCCGCCCTTTTTAAGCAGATCTATCAGCTCTCCGGCAGTTCGGGATTTAATGCCATGCTTCGGCACCCACCTGTCTTTTTCAAATACCAGCTTGTCGCAATATCCGACATATTCATTGCGGTCGAACAGTTCAGACAGATAAGCGCAGAGGTCATCAACGCTTTTGTATCCTTTTGGAGGGTCCGGAACTATTTCCTCTTTGACATAGTCCTTATCAACGATGTTGTAGTTCTTGCTGATTTCCTCGACCGGATCGTCCCACCCGAATCCATCTGAAACCACAACAGACATACCGTGATCTTTTGCCATTTGGACGATAGTCCCTGCCGTGACCGGAGCACCTGCGTTCTGCTCTCTGAAGCTCCTCCATTTCTCAGCGCATACGCCCGGCTCATATTTGCGCGAGGAGCTGCTCCATTCTTCCCAGTCTTGAAGGGAACAGCCCTCGTGCTTCAGAGCCATACCGACTTTTAACCATTCGTCATAATCATCAGGGTCTATGTAACGCAATGCCTCATAAACATTGCTATCCATAGTTACGGCCTCGTATTCTTCACAACTCTTGGAGCTTCCTCGGGAGGATAGCACTTGTTGATGTCGTTGAAGATACCGCCTCTGTCGCTGACGTGGTGGCTCACTTCGCAGATGCCTGTTTTGCCGATGACATCATTCCACGGCATCTTAGTCGTTCCGTCTCCTTTCTTTCTGAGGCCGATGCTCTCGAAAAACTCATAGATGAGCCACTGGAGCTTCCTCGACAGTTTCAGCTTGTAGGTGATTTTGTTCTTGCGCCATTCTCCGGCATCGTTCTGCCAGTCGATAGTGAACTGGAGCTCAGCCTGGTTGCAGGATGCGAGCTTGCTTCCCGGTCTGGCCTCATACCATCCGCGCTCGAATCCTGTTACCGTGAACCAGTAATCGCCATCCGGCACTGGCTCGAACTTAGATCCGGACGATTCTTCGATTTCATCGTCCCATCCGAAGCCCTGACTCGGCTCCTCATCGAATGCTGGTGCGTTAGCTACTTCTTCAAATGCAGCGAATCCTGCTCTGTTGTTATCTGTGAATCCCATATCGGCCTCCTAAAAATCAAATGGACTATCTTCTACTTTTGCGTAATCTATCGGCAAACTCAGTGCTGCCGTATCCGATGTCGCAACATCGGGTCTTATATACTCGGCTATGCTTTCATAGCTGAATGGCATTTTTTCCGGCATACCCTTGCGGTTTTTGGCATCCCAGCAAGGGTGATGCGTGGTGTACATAACACGCTGACCGCCGTGAGCCTTTGCGTGGTTATTGCTGTCTTTTACCACTACGATGTCGTAGTTAGCGAACAGCACCATCGTTGCCCATTCCTTGATCAGCGGGCAGTCCTTCTTTTCGAGCTTCAGTTCCCATCTGTCATATGCACCCGATTCGTCCGGTCTTTCAAACTTCCGCATCTGTGCGTGTGCAGTCAGCACCACATTGATGCCAAGATCCGAAACTGCGCTGAGTGCGTCCAGGAACCCCTTGAACTCTTCCGCAAGCCTTGTATAGCCTTTGCCGTAGCCGAAATCCTCAATCGAGGTTATTCTCTTGCCCGGAGTCGATGCGTCAGCTTTTGAAACGATGTATTCGATGCAGAGCTTTTCGCACCAGTCTACTGTGTCGATCACGAGCGTCTTGCAGCAGTCGGGCTGATTGATGACATAGCAGATCTCTTCGACAATGTGGTTCCACTCAAGCGGAGCAGGCAGTCTTTTGACATCGAGCTCGTTCGTGGATCCTTCTGTATCAATGAACAGCGGATCGGGGAACTGCGCTGCGAAAGTCGACTTCCCGATGCCTTCCGGACCGTAGATAACTACGCGCTCGGCTTTAGGGATTTTTCCTTTAGTAATTTCTATCTTCATTTAATCCTCCTTGTAATTTATTCTCCGGAGGTGTACTATCGATATATACCGTACATAGATTAGTGCTCCTCCGGGAGTGCTTTTCTTATGCGTCAATTTCATCATCGTCCTCCTCATAGGACTCGTCCCATGCGTCATATTCCGTATCTATGGAACATCCGCATTTCGGACAGTTTGCAAATGTTGCGTAGTGTTTGTCACCGAACAGTGTCGAAACTCCGCAGTAGTCTTCCATGCAGATCGTTTCGTACTCCGGTTCCTCGAAGATCTCGCCACACTCTGGACACCTATACATAAGCGTTCACCAATGAGAGAATTTTCCTCTCAAGCCTTTCAATGGTCTTGTCCTTGCTTTCGGCTTTTGCCTTCATGTCGTAATATGCCTTGCAAGCCTTCATGTACTTCAGCTCGGTTTCCTTGACCTGAGCCTTGAGCTTCTCGTTTTCGGTCTTGAGGTTGTAGCCTTCCACGACCATCTTCTGCTGATTTGCCATGTTATCCTCCTTACATAGTCATTATTGTTGTCATCGCCATAAAGCCGAACGCTGCCCACGCTGCTCCGGCAATTACCCAGCTAATCACAAACCTCTTCATCGTCAATCACCTCCTCGATCTCGAGCTTCTTAGCGCCGCCGTGAAACAGCATCCCGATTGCGTTCTCGAAGTCATCGTAGTTTGTGTACTTAAGCGTTGTTGAGTAATCGATTCTGATCTTGTACATCGTTTCCTCCTTCCAGGTCATATCTGACCGTTCTTCCAAATTTGACTGTGTGGAGCTTGCCTTCCCTGCCGTACTTCCACACCGTCCACTTGCTCAATCTGAGCACTTCGGCAGCTTCTTCTGCGGTGTAGAGCTTCATTCAGCCTCCTTTCATTTTGACGTTTAAACCATTATGGTTTAGTTGACGGTAAAAAAATATCAGAAAATATCATCGAACTTGCATCCGGTTGCTCTGAGGATGGCATCGATCTCTGAAAGCGTCCATTCTGATTTCTCGGACAGCTTGTACTTAAACGTTGCGTAAGGCATATCGATCATTGCAGCCATTTTGACACCGGAAATGCGGTTCGCGCCCATCCAGGCCCTTAACTTATAATTTGTGTCCTGCATATTTCCTCCTCTCAATATATTGTGGTAAACCGTTTCGGTTTATCCCCTTGTGCCAATAGTAAACCGTTTTGGTTTAATTGTCAATACATATTTTCTAACTTTTTACACCATTTTGGTTAGTTGTGTGATATTATTAGGTCGCACGAAAGGGGATACGACAATGGATAAATGCACTGTAGATTATGGGAATTTTATCAAAGAACGTAGGCTAAAAATGGGACTCACTCAGGAAGACGTTTCAAAAAGGTTGGGCATCAGCCAAGTAGCATATGGACGTTATGAGCTTGGCATAAGAGAACCGAAATTCAGCCTTATCATGAAGATCTCTGAAGTCCTCGATTTTAAGCCTGGCGAATTTTTCGACAATTACAGGGGTTAGATATGGCAATACAGTATCTGTCACGAACGAAGGCGAAGCTCATCGTCTCGACAGGATCTGCGTCACGTAATAACAGGAAGGTATGGGCGAAGACCGTCACGATCTCCGGGAAGAAGGACGCAGAGAGGCAGTATCTTGCGTTCAAGCAGGAGTGCCTGCAGACGATGACCGCCGAAACAGTCGAAGATCTGCTCGATGCGTACATCGATATGCAGAGAATAAAGGGAATAAAGGAGACTACGCTGACGGGTTACGGCTCTTATGCGAAACGCCTTAAATTGGCTTTTAAGGGCATCAAAGCAAAGGACCTTACACCTTATCAGATAGAGCGTTTTATTGCGTCAGCGATCAAAGGAGAGCCTTCTAAAGGGTATCCTAAAAAGGCTTCCCCGAAGACGATAAAAGGCTACGTCAGCCTACTGTCATCAGCCTATAAAATGGCTATCAGAAACAAGATGCTAACGTACAACCCTTGCGATGCGGTCATCATTCCGAAGCAGAAAAAGCCTGACATCGTGGTACTGACAAAAGATGACATCAACGCATTTGTTGACGCTCTGGAAGATACCACGCAGGACCTCAAGGTAGTTTATGAGCTTGCCCTGTTCTGCGGTCTGCGCAGATCAGAGATAATGGGCTTAATGAATGGCGATGTAAATACAATGTGGAGCACTATCAAGGTGCAGCGCACCCGGCATCGTATCCACTGCGAGGATATCATTCAGGACACGAAGACGGAGAAGTCGAGAGCGGTCATCAAGGTGCCCGACTTTGTGATGTATGACATTGAAAAGCTGATGAAGGAGCATGAGAAGGACCCGTACATCGAGAACCCGTTCCTTATCCAGTATGCCTCCGAGCCGATGCGTCCCGACTACGCCAAAAGACAAATAAAGGAGTTTACGAAGGCACACGGCCTTCCGGACGTCACTTTGCATGGCCTGCGTCACACTTTCGCATCGATGCTGAACGCTTCGGGCGAGTTTGACATCGCGGAGATCTCCGCTGCACTGCGTCATTCTAACATCGGAACGACCTTAAATATCTACACGCACCTGTTTGAGTCAGAGACTAAATCATCGAGACGCATTGCAGATTTCATGCAAAAAGGCATCCAAAAGGTTTCCGCAGACAATGAAAAAACCGCTGAAACCTTGTAATTTCAACGGTTCTGCTGGCGGAGGACATGGGACTCGAACCCAAAGAATCCCTTATCTGCCCTTGTTTGCTCTTGTCGGCTCTTGCCCTCAAAACCTTGCAATTTCAAGGGTTTGAGCGTATAAGCCTTGCAACGACTGCATCACGGCAGATGTAAAAATCGCGCAAAAAGGTTTCCAATAGGTTTCCAACAGAGTCCGAAAAAATAATCCCAAAAACGCAAAGAAGCCCGGAGGAACTTCCCCCCGGGTTTTTTCTCTGCGTGTATATGATAAGAAAGGAGGTGAAAGAGTGCCGCTCACCCCTGAGCGACCTTACTCAAGACTAATCGTAATAGTTCCGTTCGCGTATGAAGTTTTTAGTCCCGTTCCCGCTGCGATCTTCGACATCGCTTCTCTGACCGTTACCGTCCATCCGCTGCTTTTGTTCAGCTTGTAGATGTATACCTGATCGCCTTGCTGCGATGCGGTGTGAGTCGAGACAGAGCGGTAATACTGAAACTCAACTTCTGTCGGGTTATCGGCATTGTTGACGTAAGCCATAAACGCGAGCCTTGTCTGTGAACCGGTCGCTGGATTTGATTGCGATGATGCTCGACAATACACGACCTTCTTCGCAGTATACGCTGCTATGAAGTCCGCCCAAGTTGATTTACCGTAAGAGAGAATATCCATACCGGTAATAAACCCACTATCGTTCGTGAGGTCGCTCGTTGCTGTTGGGATCTCCTGTGCGAGTTTAGCAGCGAAATCTGCTTCGGTGCCGGTATAGCCACCATCCACGGCGTACTCATACGCGGTCTTGCCCGGGTCACCCTTGTCGCCCTTCTCACCGACTCCGGTATCGCCTTTATCGCCCTTCGCACCGTCAGCACCCTTCTCCCCTTGCGGTCCGGTTGCGCCTGTGTCTCCTTTTGGACCGGTTTCGCCTTTAGGTCCTTGCGGTCCCGTGGCTCCCGTATCACCTTTTAAGCCCTGAGGACCCTGAGGACCGGTCGCTCCGGTATCGCCTTTGGCTCCGTCTGCTCCCCGGTCTCCCTTGTCTCCTTTATCTCCCTTGTCTCCTTTATCACCTTTGAACATTCCCGATGCTTTTGCAGCAGCGAGATCCGCGTCGATAACAGCAGACACACCGAGGTCATTCAGCGACAGATCTCCGTCAAGCGTTATGCCCTCGATGCTCGGTTTATTCTGTAACTCGGAATAATCGCCCGTGGCGACCACCGTGGTCAGACCAACATCGAGAGAAGCGGTTTCCTCTGCATTGACGTTCAGATTCACGTTGTCATTTTCAGCTACGGTCAATTTGATAGCCATCAGATCACCACCTCGTCCAGTACTGTGTACATATCTTTTAATACCTTGTTGGTTGCTTGGACAGTCCCGTCAAGGTAGCGCACTCTCGCCTGAATCGCGACCTGCCCCTTGCCGAGAGCAGCAGTCTCTTCCTGTGTCAGCTCGATGGCTGTGTTGCCCGTCTCCGTATCGATGTCAGCTGCAGGAACCACCCTGACAAGCGAGTAGCCTTTGCTCTCGATGGCTATGCGCACGTAGTCGACCTGGCTGAGCTCAAGCCCGGTCAGTGTGCAGGTTATTGTTGGTGTTGTATATGTGTACATTCTTTACTCCTTATTGAACCAGTCCGGCTCCAGTTTGTGCTCATCGCACCATGACTTAAAGATGCTTGTCATATACCAGTTACCTCCAAGTCCTTCCGGTGGTTTCACAAAATACCTCTGCCCGAGCGTCAGGATCTCGGTCTGCTCGTCCGGCTTCAGCAGGATAAGCAGCAGAAGCTGTGTCCTGAGTCCGTCCTTCTCGAGCTTCTTGAGGCTTTTTCTGATGCCCTGCTTGTCATCGTTTCTTGTGATGAGGAACTGCAGAAACGCAAGGACCCCGCCTGAAGTCATAGCGGATATTACCGCAACTAAAATTGTCTCTCGCATATCTACTTACCTCACTTTGCCCTGTAAACTACTACGCTCTGCTTCCCGCTCTTGCTGAGCCTCGATTTGAGCGTGTTTGTGACTTTCGGGAACCATCCATTAAGCGATGCCTCGAGGACCTTGCCCTCATAAGCCATAGCCCAATGCGGATTTCCGTTGCTCCAGTTGATCGAGATGATGTCACCGTCCTTGATGGTCTTGTATGTGACTTTGACACGCTTGAACTTGTCTGACTTGTCGAAGTAGCTTCTGCCCAAGCCTCTCGGCGCGTTCTTGTCCACTCCCGCTGCCCTGATGCAAGTCGCAACGAAGACATCGCATGAAGCCCCTACCCTTGCAGATTTGTGCCATTTGCGTGGCTTGCCAAAGTATTTGTCCAGAGCCTCTTTGTAAGCAGGTTTCGGTTCTCCACTCGGGTATTTTGCCTTACTGGTGTTGCTATGGTATGCAAACTTCCATCCGCAGTCGGCTATCTTTTGCCTGTTGCTCTTTGGCTTCTTGTAGAGCGTTCCGTTCAGCTTCCCGGACCATACCCGGCTGACATCGTTTCGCATATTGCCTTCGTAACTGATCCAGCCGTTCCTCTGTTCTGATGTCGAGTAGCTGTCCTTCACATAGACATAGTGCTTACCATCTTTTACCTTGTAGCCTGTCGAGCAGACGAAGTGTGCAGAGCTTGTCCAATGGACACCCTTGCTCCCGCCTTTTCTGCTGCCCATAAGGTAAATGGCTACCCTGTCACCCTTCTTGAGTTCCTTCCAGAGCGAGTCCATCGTCTGATGTTCTTTCACTTCGGTCAGTCCGTAGTGCTCCATCATCTTCGGGATCCCGCTGAAGTAGGTGCCGTTGCCGTGTGGCTCTGCGTACTGCTTGCAATAAGGCTGAATGGTCTTCGGTGTTTCCTTTGCGTACTTCTGCATCTCGATGATGCAGTTGCAGACCGCTACCTCACCGCATCCACAGTCTCTAATAAAATAGGGCGATTTCGGATAACCGAGTTTCGCCCATCTTGTGTCATACTGTTTGTAATTGGTTTTATTCATCCTCGTCACCGTCCTCGATATAGTCATCGACTATTATGTCGAGTCCGTCCTCGCCCGCTTTGAGTGCTCTCGTCAGCCCTGTGCCCTCTGCAGCCTCCGGAGTGTAGTCATTGTTGAACCAGGTCGCACACGCAACGATGATGAAGTTGAGGACAACAGATATTATCCTGTACGCCATATCGACCGTTGCATTATGGAACTGTGCGAAGTCCGTAGCCATCAGAGCCGTATTGAGGCAAGTTGCTACAACGAGCACCGTCCTGATCTTTGTGCCACTATTCATTTGGCTCCTCCTCGTGGAAGTAAGATTCTTTCTTCAGCGTGATGCCGTTCTCAGCCATCAGAACCGCACTGTGTTTCGGTACGCTTGACTTTGCCGCTACCGCAAGAATCGAGTGATACTTTGCTTCTGCATCTGCACGGTTGTCAAATGCGTATGGAAGAATTGAGCCTGTTTCATTGATTTGGATTTCTAAAACAAAATACATAGTGAACCTCCATTAAAATCTATAATAAACTTGCTAATCGGTGTAACAACAACACCAATTTGACGTTTTGTAAGGATTTGCCTTGTATACCCAATTCCCATCCAACTTCAACGTTTTATTGCTCGCATTATAACTCATATTCCCTGCCGTACTCATGCTTCCATATGGAGTTGCGTATGAAGATGCATTGCGCCAAGTGCTACTGCATTTATTCATAGCCTCATTTCCATTTTCATCTTCGCAATAAATCATATAGTTGTAATAATCCGCACTATCGCCTCCTCCTGCCGTTCTGAAATACCTCAGCAGTACACAAAATGGTCTATGATTTATACCTTTAAGTGTAACCGTATCGCCGAAGGATTCTTTTGTAACAGATGTGGGTTGCTCAATATATACGTTTGCAGAACCACTCCCGCCTTTTAAAATCATATTCTGTATCATAGTCATCCTCAAAATATTAAAAAAATCGATGGGTCGCTAATATTTGAAAAATACCGAGAACTACCACCTGCCGCTACCGTTAACGTATGCGCTGATTCATCATAAATAAAGGTGCTCATTACAGTATAAATGTCGCTAGCTCTAGTAAGAAAACTGAAATCATCTCCATCTGGATTCACGACATACGCCCCAAGCATACCATTAACCCCCGACGCATCTGTTCTGAAAATGACTCCATGTGGCTGTGATTCAATCCCATACGCCTTAAACCCATTCCCAGAATTATATGACTCTACAGATGTAGGATTGTAAACCGAAAATTCGCCTCCTCCACCGCCCATTGTTATAGCATTTTCTATCATATCTCTACTCACCCCCTAATTAATCACCAACACGTTCACGCTAATTGCTGTTGATGGTGTAGTAGTGCAAGTGAATGTCAGCGAATTACTTGCCTGTGCCGTACACTTGATGCCTGCCGCTACATAGTTATCAATGCTTGCTGGTGCTGGCGATACGATTACGTTATTGCTTGCCGTGACGCCTGTGGCTGTAACAGTCTGCGAGTTGTTCGACCAGTTGGCGACTACAAGGCTCACGGTTATGCTTGATACCGATGCCTTGCCGTTCCATGACGATATGTTTGCTGATGTGATACCGTGTGCTGGGCTTGCCGCAAATACTGGGTCTGTCTCCGTATATCCTGTGATATATCCAGCATCGTTGGTAAATGCCGATACATTGGTCGGCACTGTCGGAATTGTCGGCTTGTTCAAGATCAGAGCGTCACCCGATGTAGCGTTCCAGTCTGACTGCACATTTACTTCCGCACCAGACGCAATACCAGCCAACTTGTTTTTTTCTGTGGTGGTAAAGTTGGCATCCGTATGGACATAGCTTGCATCGACTACGAAGTTGCTGTCATTGGTAAGGTCGCTTGTCTTTGTCGGAACAGATGTTACGAAACCGCTATCATTCGTAAGGTCTGAAGTCTTGGTCGGTACTACTACCTTTGCGGTGTCCCCGTCTAATACAGATACGCCATTCTGCAATACATCGGATACGGAGCCTGTTCCGTTCTGTCCATTTGTTACCGTGAATGTCGATGTCGTGTTGTTCGTATACGTTATCGTGTATGTATCGACTAAACCAGAAGTGCCCGTCTTTGCGATTGATCTAATACCGACACCATCATCACCGTCATCGCCATTGGTAACGGTAAATGTGCTTGTAGAACTGTCGGTATAGGTTATCGTATACGTGTCAACAAGACCCGATGTTCCTGTCTTTGTTATCGAGGAAATACCAACGCCTGTGTCCCCTGTATCGCCCTTGATGCCGTTTGGTATGCCGAATGTGAAGGTTCCTGTCTCAACATCATACGATGCTGTGGCTGGACTTCCTGTCGGTAATGTCGTAGCAGTAGCAGAGCAATCCAGTAATATCTCAGCCGCCGCTTCTGCTCTCTCGACCAGCTCTGTTATCTCTGGAACGATAGTTTCTGGAGAACCGTCCGTAACACTGACATCATGTGGCGTTTTCTCTACGTGCAGTATGACGTTCAGAGAGCCAAGTGATACCCCGTCTTTGGTCAGCCGTACTTCAGACGGAATAAATCCAGCCTCGCTTGTCATATCGTAGTTAGATGCGAAAGTGATGTCGTGTCCGTCTGCCACGCCGTCAACGGTATAGCCGAAGCCACTCGGTTTAGTACCTTGCAGTTTTGCCGTATAGCCTGTTAAGTCGAACCAGTCACTCCCGTCTTTCATGTGGATTATGATCTCACGACCCAAGTCGTACTGGCTCATTTCGATAACTGGCAAAGTTATCTTCATAGGGGTTATGTCTACAGTTTTAGTCTGTATCATTCTGTGCCTCCGTATAAGGTTTTTGCTTTATGCACACCTTGATGTTCTTGCTCCCGATGACCTGTCCGTTCTTGCTGATCGTCAGCTCTGACAGTATGTCCCCAGCTTCTGCGGTCATAGTGGAATTCGTTACTACCGTGACCGTGTGCCCGTCATACTCGCAGTTGACAAGATATTCCTCACCACTCGGCTTCATGCCGTAAAGCGTTACGTCATATCCGTCCAGTTCAAACCATTCGTCACGGTTTGTTATCTGCAAATAAATAATGCGACCTATGTCACCTTGAGACGCATAGATCTCTGGGAGCCTTGTTCGTGATGGCGTAATATCAATCTGTTGTATCTGTGCCATTCTTTTCCTCGCTTGGTATGGAATCTATAATAACGGCAAGTTCCTTGATGCAGTCAGCCATAAGGATCGTACTGTTGCCGTGCGTTTCTATGCTCTGCATCGTGTTGAATATTGCTATTAGTCGTTCTTTCACTCAAGCCTCCCTCTATGCCGCTACCCACAATATGTAAGCTGTGGCTGTTACACTGCCCGAACCCGTATTATATACACGTATGTTTACCGTGCACGATCCAGTAGATTCGTTTGATAGATATGCGCCTCTTGAATACGCACCACCAGTTGCGATGCTTAACCCAACAACGCCGAGTGGATAATAGCCACCATTGGTCACCGTTGTAGAGCCCGCTATGTTGCCAGAACCAGAAAGTCCCTCATACTGGTCGAGGCTTATCGAGGTAACATTGAACAGCGTTGTCGGTTCTACCGCATCAATGTGAACCGTGCCATTTAGGGAAATATTGTTTTTTATAGTTATTGACTGTCCAGCTTTTGAACGAATATATATGCCATAATTAGTTCCAACGGTAGGCGTATATGTATCAATACCCCAAGCGAAATTCGAACCGACAAACCCCGATATACCGCTCGCACCTACCGAGATCGTATCGCCGCTTGATGTGTCCTTGACATCCAACCCAGTGGCATTGACTTCCGTATAAGAAGCGTTTGTCGTAGCTCCCAGCCTTACCACAGACCCAAACGATGCCACGCTTGTGCCGTTTGCATAGACATTCATGCCACTTGTGCCGAAGTCTGCCAACTTTGTACTGCTGCCCGCAGTATCCCCATCTCCGGCATAAAATCCGATTCCAGAACCCGTCCACGATGATAGCAGATTGCCATTGTAGCTTTGCAGAATGCCGTTCGTTGTTATCCTTGTGGCATATCCACTTGAGTAGCTCTTGTCAGCCGTTGTAACGTATGCACCACTTGAGTCATGCCAAAAGTGGTTATTGTTAGAGTTGAACGCTATGTCTGTTTCCACGCTCAGTTGCGTGTCCTGTGAGTACCTCGGAGTGCCATACGTTTCGTTGCCCTCATCGTCATGAATAACGGAGCGCACCCAATAATACTTACCGCTTACATACTCTGGTGGAGTGTCTGACCAGTCTCCGTACTGAATGAACGTACTTGATGAATCTGACAGACAGTATTGGATAACTACATCCTCAACATCCGAGCCTTCATCAGACATTTCTTCAAGCGCCTCCTCGACTTCTTCCTTGATGGTCTGCACTGTTGTTGTGACCATCGAAAGAGCCTGGTTTGCCTTTTTATCGTCCGTTGGCGGTGCGGTAAGGTTGCCTGTCAGCCATGCGCTACCGCCTCCGATTCTTGCCTGTACTGTATCGCCTACATCACAAGCTATGGTCATTTGCACTGGTGTTTCTCTGTCAGCACCCGTGAACTGTATCCATGCCGTGCTGCCTTCAACACGTTTGACTGTGCCCTGAGTGTCATACGGCTGCGTTTTGTTCTGTTCGGATGCTTTCATAGCGGACATGAACTCTTTTACCAGCTTGAATGTATTGCTCATACGGCTGTCACCTCCTCCGAAGTAGATCCGCTCGAATCTAATTTAATCTTCTGCGATGTAACGTAATATGAGCCGTCCAGGTCCTGTGCCGGATAATGCAGCCGAACAAAGTCAGACGGCATCACCGAAGGATGGAAGGCTCTGTCATAGCTTATCTCCGTGACCACGCTCTGGAGCTCCCTGAGTCTCCTCTTCGCATAGGTCACAAGCGACTCGCTATCTGACAGCTTTACGGAAGTCTCCTCCTTCCACACCTGTCTGCCTCTGCTGGCAGTGGACAGCCTTGAGTCGGGGTCATTATCGTAGATCGTAGCCGATTCTGTGTTTGTGACCGCTCTGAATACGTTCGGGCAGTCAAACCAGTCTGACTTAACGCTGACCTGTGGTTCTATCGTGTCGTGTGTCAGAGACGAGAACGTCACTGAAGGAGCGTCCGCTTTCGGGCAGACATGGATGGTGCCATCGCCCTCGACCCATAACCGCCAGCTGATAGCATCAAGCAGTTTGGTTATCATCGTCAGGTTCGTCTCGCCATCCTCTGCTATGATGTGCTGTGCGAGTCTTGGTGAACCCTCCTCTATCACAACAGGTGCGGGACAGACCGACAATAAATCGTCTATCTGCTCCGAGCCGACAAAACCCTTCGCTGCGTACCACCCTCTTGGCAGGTACATATCCTGCGCGGGTTTCAGCACCGAAAAGCACTCGACACTCATTTCTGAGTAGGATCCGTCTATCTTCCTCTCCGGTGCCGATGTGAGACCGGTGAATAAAGGGATGTGGTCAGAACCACCGTCCTGTTCCACATCCATCCACAAGCGCACCCATTTGTCCGAGCCGTAAGGATAGTCAATGCACTTTATGTCCGCCGACTGCCTCAGGCCCGTATCTGTCCGATTAATGCTCCCCTCAAGTATCTCGAACCGCTCTGTGTCAGCCCACGTTACAGGGTCGACTATCGTAGCGTGATATGCTGTTTTGAAGCCTTGTGCCCAATTCATTGCTCACCTATAAATTCTTCGTATGTCATGCCGTCCATCGCCTGGTCAACTCTCGTTATCGCGAGTGAGAAGCTGACTATCTTGCCTGCCTGATCATGCGCCCAATCTTCCTGGCACTGCACGTCAGCCGTATAGCTTGAGCCCTCCGGTGTGCGTACATGGCATCTTCCGACATATTCAGAGAGCCTTCGCATTGCTTCGACTATCTCGGTGTCATAAGCCGGTACCGCTACCGCCGATACACTTCCGCTTCGGGTAACGCCCTCTCGCCAGTAACCTTTGATGCTACCGCCCAAAAAGCTCTTGGTCTCGAAGTTCTTCGCCCACGATGATGTGAAGTCCATATTATACTGGAGCTCAACGCGGTCTGTACCGAAATCGATGATAGTCTTCTTGCAGTCAAGGATATCGTCCTGCAGATCCGTGAAGGCCAGCTCTCCGTTTGCCGTTACATAATTCTTTTCTTTTGTTCTGTAGACCAGTCTGTATCCGCCGTGTCTTCCGATAGCCGGATATGGATCCACATATTCACTACCGAACTCAGCGCCTTCATAAACAAGAACAGGCTTGTCTGCGGATAATCGGTAAATATCTATCGTATCCGTGACAAGTGCGTTCTGAGGCGCCACAGGAGTAATGACCGCCACCCTTGCGTCTACGTCCATCAGCATTTCGCCCTCTGGAATAAGAGCCGGATCTGTCCAATGCACTTCAAACTCTTCCGAAGCACTTGCGGACTGTCCGATGCTGTCTGTGACTGTTGCCGTAAGGATATACTTACCACCCTCATCGAGCGACCCGATAAGGTCATCGGTGTCGATGGATATCTGAGCGGATCCCGTCTGTGTGTAGTCCAGTATTATTTCGCCATTGAAGCCGTCCAGAACGCTCTCATCTGGTCTGCCCAAATGATAAGCGTCTGTCCTTGCTATCGTCAGCGATACCGTTCCACCAAGCGATGCGCCCGTGACTGTTGCCGTCAGCGGAAGCTCCGTCAGGGCTCTTATTGTCCTCGTCTCCATGTCATCATCTGTTACGGTGATGTCCTCAAGAGAATTGACCATACTGCACGTTACCGGATCTGCGACAGTGATGCCGACAAAACCGCTCTTTTCGCTCATTTGTCCTGATGCGGATATGACCTCAACGCAGAGCTGATAAACGCCCGGTACATCCCACGCGGTCAGGTCCACATACTCCTGAGTGCTCGTTCTTGCTACAAGAGTGTAGGTGCCCGAATCGTAAGTATAGATCCGTGCCTCGCTCTGCGGCGTTCCGTCTGTCGAGCCGTACTCCCACGAAGCCGTAAATGTCTTCCCTACTGCTACGATGTCAGCTGACAGCGCAAGAGTCGGTATGCTCGGTGAGCTTGACAGATTTATTTCGGCTATAGGCGAGAACGGACTGTATGATTTCGTGCTTCCATCACTGTGGAGCGACCTGACTTTGACATACCATGTCGTGCCGGTCTCAAGACCCGATATTCTCCAAGATGTGATAAATGGATTGTCAATCTCGAATGTATCCGGCTGATCAGTCGACTCCCATGCATTCGGGTTTTCAGACCAAGACAGCTCGATGCCGGTTGCATCTGACCAGCTGTTGGTCCATCTCACAAGTACATCGTCTCCCGACTTTGAGAGCGATATGCTTCCCGGTGCCGTTGCCGCTGCTCCTCCCTGCCATATGAGGTCTGACTCCATGTATGACTCAATCGTGTAGATGGTCACACCGTCATCTGTAGTGGATGATGAAGACTTCGGCAGCACCGCCCGGACACCAAATGTTACAGTGTCTCCCGATGCCCATGCAGGGCACTTGAGTGTGGTCGTAGCAGTGCCGTTCAGAAGTCCTATGATCGTCTCCGAGCCGTTCTTGTTATAGATGATGGCCAGTTTTGCACCCGATACCTCTGAAGCCTGTGTAGCAGTCAAGGAGACTGTTTGGTTCTCCTGCGAGGTGCTTGTAACTGTGATGGACGGTGACTTCAGCTTGCCCACCTTCTGAAGCCTTGCAGCGCCGTAAGTGATGTTGCTGTCGTGCTTGGTGTTGACCCTCGTGTATAAGCACTGGTCTTCTCCGAGCGCCTGATCTATCTGGATGTGGACGGACTCGCTATTCGGTGTATCCTTTATCGTTGCTCCGTCAGTCCAGGATGCTCCCGCTGGACATGACATATCCGCGTTAGGTTTTGCCATTGTCCACTGCACTGTAGTCTCGTCTATCGGACAGGACTTGTCATATGCCGTATCCCAGTTAACTACAATGTCATATCCTGCGGATGTTTCGTTGACTTCGCCATCTCCCTGCTGCGCTTCCTTTGCAGATCCGTATACCCTGCTTGAGTAAGCTATAGTGTCACCACCACATCCCTGCGCTACGAGCTTCATCATCCTTGTGTGGTTGCCTGTTGCCAGTACCGCACTGCTCTCAGTAAACTCAATGTAGCCGGAAGCCTTATAGCCCCCGTGTGAAGCGTTGTATCCGCTTCGGGATATTGTCGCACCGTCAGACAATGAACTCTGTGTGGTTATAAGTGTCCATACGGAATTGGGCGCTGAGCTTGGTGCATAAGTGCAGTCCTTGACCAGCGCTGTATATACGCTGACTCTGTAGAACGGAAACCACGCCGAATCCTCCGTAGCCGACACCGTCCAGCTGAACTTCGTTTTATTAGTGCCTGAGTCTTCCCTGCTTACTGACGGCTTCTTTGGAGGATGGATGTCATGTGACTTGATGTCCTGCCAATCCGACATATCCTTGTTTTTCTGCTTGCCCTTGACAGAGAAGTTGAACACTGTCAGTTTCTTACTGCCTACCGGATGTCTTTCAGACAGGTCGATAGTAACAGTTTTCTTTTCGGTCGACTTGCCTACCTCAACTGAACCGAGGGTCGTAGCCTTGAAATATTGCTTTTCGTATCCGCCACTTGGTTGCTTCCACTCACAGACAAACTTGTTGCCGTCGCGTGTTATTTTTAATCCTGTTGGCTTGCTTGATTTTGCCATTATGCCGTCCTCAACTGTATGTGCATCTGCTTGACTATCATGTTTGCTGTCTCAAGCGGATCTGACGCTCCGTTGATGGTGATGTTGTTCGTTATCTGCGGTCCGTTGCCGTTACCGCCTGTTGCCGCTGCGATGTCCTTCATCAGGGCTTTCCTGCCGTAGAGCACCTCGTCACCTGCCTCACCTGCTCCGAAGAGTGTGGCACCCTTGAACATATACGGTGCGGCTTCAGCCTTCTTGTACCAAGATACAGAGAAGTGTGGCATCGAGCCTTTGCCGCCGATACCCCACGGTGCCTGACCTCCCGATACACTGAAGTGCGGAAGCCTCAGCCCACTGAATATGTTGCCGATGTGGAGCGGGAAGAATCCTTTGATCCTGTCGAGTACGGCTTTGACTTTGTCTCTTGCGCTCTCGATCGGTGCCAGGAATCTCTCTTTGATGCCTTCAGCTGCTGCCTTGACCTTGCCCCACAGAGCCGAGCCAAGACCGCGTACTATTGCAGCGCCTATCTTACCGATAGCAGATACCACCTTCGGCATATTCCTCAGGAGCGATACCGCGAGCTGACCGATGAGTTTTGCACCCGCCGCCATCAGTTTCGGAAGTGTGGTCTGTGCCCAAGCCTGTACCTTCTCAGCGGTAAGGCTGTTTGCTACGCTCGATATTGATGATGTAAGGCTCGATATAAGCGATGTGACATTCGATACAAGTATCGGCAGACCCTGCTGCAGGAACGTATATATCGCGCCCGGAAGCTGTGCTATCAACGTGCCGAGCATCGGCAGGAAGTTGCCGAAGAAGAACGTGCTCGCTGATGTCACAAGCTGACTCATTGCCTCGCTGACTCCCTCACCTAACGTGAGACTGCCCAAGAAGTTCTGAGCCGCCGCCTTCATCGCATTGAATGAACCGCTGAAGGTAGTTGCCGCTTCGTCAGCCGCCACTCCTGCGAGCCCTAAATTCTCCTGTATAACGTGGATAGCGTTATACACGTCACCGAGATTATCGATGTCGTAATGTACACCCGAGAACGCTTCGGCATCTGCGAGCAAGCGCTCCATCTCTGTCTTAGTCCCTCCGTAGCCGAGCTTTAAATTGTCCAAAAGCACGTACTGCCCACGGGCAAACCCCTGGTATGCCATTTGAACACTCTCAATGTCAGTGCCCATCTTTGCGGAGTTGTCAGCCATATCGAGTATCGCCTGATTAGCCGCGTCTATGGCTTTTGTGGTATCTCCACCGTATGCGCTCTTCAGTGCGGCTCCGAACGATACCGCCTGTTCCGAGAACGTGTTCATCGAGATGCCCGCTTCTGATGCAGCCCTTGCGTATTCTCTTGCCTTGTCAGCCGCATCGCCGTAGAGCGTGTCGAGACCACCGAGATATGACTGCTGAAGCGCAGCGCCCTCGTTAAGCGCTGCCATTACAGTCTTGCCGATGGCTCCTGCTATGATAGCCTTCTTTGCAAAGGATACGATGTTGGCACCGAGTGACTTACCCGATGTCGCTCCCGCTGTCTTTGCCTCGCCACCAAGCAGATTGGTTATCGAGCCCTTGATACCTTGTGCGGATGGAACAATTTGCACATATGCCGTGCCGAGTGTTGTTCCTGCCATGTTATTCTCCTCTGATTCGTTTTAGTGCGGCCTCAAACTCCTCTACGGAATTGAAGCCGATTCGCTGTTCCTTTTTGTCCTCTCCGTTAAGCGCATCCGTGAACAGGAACGGCTTTGTGCTGTCCTTGCTCATACCTGCACGAAGCAGTGTAAGGTTGTCAGCTATTACGGAGAGTATGATGGTCTCAAGGTCAGCCGGAGATCCTGCCGCCTTGAGTTTTATTCGTGAGTCATCCCTCAGACCAGCTGACAAGGTCGCAACCAGTTTGACCGGAAGCGACCTGTAGTCATATATGTGATACGTTTCCGCAAGGTCGCAGATAAGTGCGTCCTCATCGAATCGGATCATGCTGGCGAGGGTTATCAGTTTTTTGATTCGTTAGTGGACTCCATGATCTCCCTGAGCGCGTCAACCATTGCTGTGCTGTGGACCCGTCCCGAATCGTCTCTGAGATGTTCCTTGAGCATTTTGACGCCTTCGTTGCCGAGCAACATCTTTGCCGCTTTGACTATTAGGCCTGTCTCGCCTTCGTCAATGCCAGTTAGCACCTCGAGAAACTCCCAATCATCGATCACTTCATCGAGGATGTCCACCTCAAAACCGTCACTTAATTTTGCCTTCATGGGTTCACCTCCTCCCATGCCGCATTATGCGGACTGCTTAATATACTCGTAGTGAGTATTGCCACTTGCATCCGGAAGTGCCGTGATGGTGACCTGATAGCCAACAGCATCCGAGTCGGTGTAGCTGATGTCACCAAGCTCGCTGATCTTGCCGTTAGGGATAACGACTCTCTTGACCGTGTTGCTGTTCATGACCATGTCGACTGCCCATACGCCCGCTTCCGGCTCTTTGGAGTTAGCCGTGATAGCGATACCATTCGTGCCAGTAAGAGTTCCGGTGACATTTGCGCTTCCGTACACAGCCTTGAGTACCTCAACGTTGAGGACCTCGATTAGTGTGCACTGGAATGTGTCTTCCTTCTCTTCCTGAATGGTCAGCACTGTGTCACCGCCCCAAGCCTTGATGTTTGTCGAGGATGGGGAGTTGGAGTTAGTGAGACCATCTTCGCTGCAGTATCCGAGACACTTGAAGTCTGCCGCAAGTGCTGTTGTAGCATCTGTTGGCAGTGTTGTCCCGGCAGCAGCTCTGTACACAGCACCGTTAAGCGCCGGCTTTCCTGCGCTGACATTTCCTGCTGTATTTGCCATTTATTGCCTCCTAATAGTGAGTAATCTGATACACAGCCTGCCAGCGGTACTGCTTTGTGGCTGTGTTTGTAAAGTTGTAATCTGTTTCAAGCTCGACCCTTGCGATCTGGTTAAGCTCCAGCAAGCCTTCCATCGCTTCTTCGACTTCTGCGTTCAGCACCATAGCCTCGTACAACGAAGCGCCATAGGACTGAAGCGCAATGGACGTTGTTGTGATGTGGTTGCTTCGGCTGCTTCCGGTCTTGTCCAGGATCACGTAGTTTGTGACCTGTTCCGGTGCTTCCATTCCGACAAATACCTCAAGGTGTTCGCTGAGGTAGTCAAGTATGAGTTTTTCTATCATTTGCCACCTCCTCTGGCCTTGAGCAGTGTGTTGTGTTCATAGTTATCTCTGCGGGCTTCAGCTGTCATTGCGGCAACGGAAGCGTTGACTCTCGTCTTTCCTGCCATCCATGTAACTTCGTATCCTTCGCCCGCTCTGTTCTTGATGGAGTATGCGTAGTCCTTGACCACGTTCAACGCCTCAGGCGAGCGAAGCAGCTGCCTCACTCCCGCGCTGTTTAACTTGAAATCAACCTTGCTCATATCTTTCGACCTGTACCTTCTTGTTCCAGTCAAGCGGGATCATGCTCTCGATGCCTTCGGTCGGGATGCCTATGATCCGCCAATCAGCACCAAAAAAGCTGACCCTTTTGCCAGCTGTCCAATCGTGTGTATCACCTTTTGGTATTCCAAGCTGATATACCGCTCTGCGTCCCGTCAGCGTGTACGTTTCAAGCTGCTCAGTCGATTCGACCGGAGCAACAAGCACGTTGCCTATCTGTACAGGCGTTTCTGCGTATATCGGCTTGTTAAGTGGGTCTGTGCCCGTTTGAGCCCTATCGTAAAGAGTGATCGTTATTCCTTTAAGTCTGGACATAAATCAATCACCCCGATTCTTTGCCTTCTGAGGCCAAGCCTTGCAAGCTCTGACTTCTTTATAAAAAGGCCTCCGCCCGGTACAAGGTATGTACCGGAGACGGAGTACCCAAGTGCTGACTCAGCAAACTGAGTTGTTGGCTCTGAATCAGTTGAAGTCATTAGCGTCCTTGCAACAACATCCACAGTTACCGACTTCGCTACGGAAGCGAGTGCCGGTTGAGCCTCTATCATCGCATCGAGGTCCTTACCCGCTTTGATGAACTCCACTCTCAGGGAGTCGCATACTATCGGTATAAGTGCTTCAGCACGCTGCTGCTCATCCTGTGTCATTGGCCTCCAAAGGATTTCGATGTCTGCTGTTGTTGCGTAGTCCATTACTTGCTCCTTTTGGCCTTTTTCGGTTTCGGTTCCTCTGCGGCCTTCTTCTTTTCGACCGGCTTCCAATCTCCGCCGAGAACCGACTCAACGTCAATAACTACGCCGGTCTTCTCGTTACGGTAAAGCATGATTACGCCTTAACTCTTGCGAAGCTTGCAGGATCGAGGATGCCCCAGCCGATGTAAGCCTCTGCTCTGAGAACTACTTCGTTCGTTCTCTTGAGATCGCCCAGTCCATCAGGATCGCCGTAAGCGATTACTTCGAGAGGGATGTCCTTTGCATAGCCCCACTTGAAAGCATTAGCGAAGTCACCAACGATAACGTGGTCTGTGTCCGAACCGGAAGCAGTTCCTGTTACGGATACAGTGCTGTTTACATCAGAGCCCATGCCGTAGAATGCGTCAGGGTTCTGTCCGAATCTGAACTCAGGATACTGAGCAACGCCGTTGACCTTGATTGCTGCAAGTGCGGAACCTGCTGTAGGCGAAAGAGCGAGACCGTTGACTTCACGATCTGCTGCTGTGATTGTTGCGATAGCTGCATCGATGTTTGCATCAACATTTGCAGCTGCATATGTAACTACGTTTGTTACCTGACCGTCAAAGCTGTTTGTAGCCTTGAAGGAAGCGTCTGCGAGGTCTGCAGGGTTGATTCCGTGCATTGCAGCGATGTCGAGACCGCGAGCGATCTTCTTTGCGAATCCATCAGCAAATGTCTGGAGGTAGTTCAGTTTGCCTTCTTCCGAAGCGTAAACGAACTCATCGCTTACTCTGTGCTGATATACGAACTTGACCGGTCTGATTGTCTTAGGTGCTACGGAAGCATCGCCTGCTGGCTTGTTTGCTCCCTCACCTACGATCGAAGCCTCTCCGTTCATGGAGAATACCATTGTTGTCTCACCATTAAATGGGATAGGTCTTCCGCCGCTCAGTTTAGCGAGTGCGGAGTGGCCCTGTACTGCGCTGAACATTTCAGCTACGAGTTCTGCTGGGAAATTAGCGCCAGCTGCTGTCTTATTTGCCATTGTTGTTTCTCCTTATTCAAATAGATCTTTTGCCATTTTGCTCCACGCAGCGGCTGTCTTGTCCCCGCTCGGTGCAGGGTCAGGATTGAATACCGGTGGCGTGTAAGCCTTTCCTACTATTCCCTTGAGGCTCTCGGCGCTCTGACGGATGTCATCCTCCGTTTCGCCCTTCAGAAATTCTGCTGCTTCATATGAAAGACCGAACTCTCTCGCAATCTTCGTTTTTACCGAGGCGGTCTCGTATTTTGCGATCTGCCCGTCCTTCTCTGTAAGCTGTGCCTGAAGACTCGTTTTCTCGTCCGCAAGGACTTTGAGCTGATCATTGAGCCCTGTCACTTGTTTGCTGAGCTCATCGGGTGACACCCACCCTTCAAACTCTTTGCGTCCTGCTTCTTTTCCTTCGAGTCTTGCCTGTCCAACAAGTTTGTTCACTTCTTCCTGAGTGAATGTTCTATCTTCTGCCATGTTGTCCTCCCACTCTTAACCGTTGTAGTCACGTAAAATTGTTTATTAAAAAAGCGAGCCGTATTGCCCGCCTTAATAACTTATTCTTTGTTTTCGTTTTTCCTTACTTTCCGAGCATTGCCATATCGCAAGGATGCAAGCGTCCAGAAGCCCTATCTCCATCTGGTCGAATTGCGCTTTGTAGCCGAAACCGCCGTTAGCGCCTATCGCACGCTTCTCGCAGTTGGTTGCGACCTGCTTCAGCGATGGCTGGTCCATGTGGCATATCTCCTGAGCGTACATAAGCTGCTCAAACTTGGCATTTGCCACAACTATCTCCTTGACGGTCGGCAATATAATGCCTTTGATGTGTTCCGCTTCAAGGTCGGCCTTGAGGACGTTCTGAGCACCCGAGCCATCAATGACGATGGCTTCAGGCTTCATAGCGCTCATCAGTCTGACTATCCAGGCATTGCCCGTCCGCAATGACTGGCAGTCAATAGCCTCAAAGAATATCCGGTCATCATCGGTCTTGGATGCGACCGCCACCGATGCGGATGTCTTGCTGAACTTGATGCCGACATACAAGCGCTTGGAGATCTTCGGAACCTTCTCGCACTTGAGGCCTTCCCACTCTGTCAGCGAGATCTCCGACTTGAGGTTGCTCTTTGACCAGTAGCCAAGTCGCTGAATATTGAAGTCGAGCTCATCGCTCTTGTCCTCAGCCTTTATCTTGCGCTCTGACAGCTGATACCCCATAGCGGGGTTGCATTCGTACCAGAGGTCAACATCATTGACATCTGCCATATGCTCTGTCGACCATTCAGCCCAGCCGGTGCCTTCGGTCTTACCTGCGATGCAGTCGGCTCTCAGCTTCGGGAATATCGTTCCCGATGAGACTATTGTCGGCGGAGTACCACACAGAATGATTTGAGGGTTAGCGCTGTCAGACACAACGTACTGCAGCGCGCTCTGCTGATCATCGGTGTACTCCTGTGCCTCGTCAATAACGAGAGTATCGAAGCCTTCACCGATACCGCCCTTTGCCGTTCTCGTCCGGAAGTCCACCGAACCGTCAGTATCAAGGAGCCGGATCTTCTCAAGGCCGATAGTCTTCAAATAGGTATATGCCTTGTCATAAGTTTCGCCAGGCTTGATTCTCTGCTCCTCTTTATAGCCCATAGCGTTGAGCAGTTTCGCAAGCCTCGACGATGCGGAGGATGATGTCGTTACTCTGTGAGCCGTATGCAGCACTTTGCGTCCGGCAAAGAGGTCATCCAGTTCGATGATGGTCAGGATCTCGCCCTTGCCGTTTCGTCTTGGTACTTCATAACCGAACTTTGAATGAGCGAACAGCCCCTCTTCATCAATTGCCCTCATGTCATACACAAGCGCTTCCTGCCAGGGCTGTGGCGTGCGTCCTGTGTCCTTGTACAGGCTTATTGCTCTCTCGCCGAGAGACTCGGTGTAAGGAAGTACAACGGAAGTCGTGGGATCTTGGCGTCCGTATCTGACGTCCATCCCTTACCTCCATTGTTAATTCTGTCTTGCTTTTCTTAATCTCTTCTCAAGCGTCTCCGGTCTTGTGTTCCACAGCACGCCGTTCACATCGACCTCGCCCTTTGCAAGTGCCGTGATACGTCCCTGCGCGTTTTTGTCAGGGAAGTATTCGACCTTGCACCGACAGCCTTTATGACGTGCGTATACGTTCTTCGGCTCGGTGCCATAAGCATACTCACCTGCCAAGTCGTGGCACCAGTCTGTATGCTTCGTGTCGTGGCTTGGATAACTGCCCGACCATGTGCGCTTTATTATCGGCTTGAGTCCTGCCTTTGCCTGGAAGTCCGCATTATATTTAACTATCGCATCAACCATCGCAAGAACTTCCGGCGGGATCACGTTCGTTAGTTCCTCCGGAAGCATATCGGGGTCGACCGTGCTTAATTCCTCCGCAAGGTTGCTTATCCTTGCTCTTGGCGGCTTGGTCTTCATCGGGCTCACGCCGATGCCTGCTGCATCATTAAGGTTCCTTTGCGCTGTCTCTGCAAACAGTGACACAAGGTCATGGCCTGCAAGCATATAAGCCTCGAGAAGTTCGGGACTATATGCCTTTATCAGCTCATCCGCTATCGTGTCGCCTAAGAAGGCCGCAATGTCATTGACCTCCGCATAAGTGCCAGCACCTGAGTCGAGCTTCAGCACCTGCTCCCACATTTGAGGGTTAGCCTCAATTGCTTCGGCAAGTTGCTGACGCAGTTTTTCTTCGTCCATAAACACCTCCCTGCTTTAACCGGAGCAGTACCGTAACAGTGTTATCTATATTCCTAACAGGTCCTTCAGCTTCTCTTCTGTGAAGTAATCCGGGAATGACTGCTGGAGCTTGATAGCCGCATCACCGATACCTGACATTGCTGCCGAATCCGGTTCAAAGACAGGTGCCCACTTAGCCTCTGTCAGATAGAACTGTCTGCGGTCATAGCTTCTCTTGTCACGAACGCAGGCAGCGAGATAACCGGCATTGAGGAAGCCGCTGCCGAAGGACCTCTGTGCCGCCCTTGCTTTGAGCCTCAGGTTCTCATGTGATGCCTTGATAGCGTCAGAGCTTGCAGGGTTGCCAGATGCAAAGCCGAGATCCTCAACGGTCAGCCCGGTCTCACCTGCGAAGAGTGACGCAAACATCCGGAGCTGTTCAAGATGCGGAGCCATGCTCTGCTGGCTGAACTGACCAACAGTAGGCTTGTCTCCATCCTCATCCTTCGTGATTTCGAGCATCGTACTCATAGCGGATGCCCACTTATCGAGAGGCTCAGCTCCCGGATCTGTGCCGAGCACGTACTTCTGAGGGGTGCTGTAGAACTCTGCAGAGAGCTCCGAGCGCTTTATTGTACGCATCGCACTGTCCACTATGCTCATGCAGGCTCTGCTGATCAGCGAGCGCCCGAACGGTCTCGTTGCGTCCGGCCTGTAGATGATAGGCACGAGGAGCGGATACTTCGCATCGTTCTCAATGACCGTCACGCCTCTGCTCCCTGCCTTGTAGTATTCCGTTTTGCCAGGAAGGAAGTAGGCTTCCATTGTCGGATGCATATACACATCGCGCTCAAGGACCGCATAGCCCTCCTGAAGCATTCCTGTCACAGGATCAATGGTTCCGGTCGCATTCATACCATCAATGACCTGCATGACCGGATAGCCATCATTGTCAAAGCTGATATAGATGAAGTCGCAAGAGCCTATGAGCGCTCCGAGTATCGCCGCTCTGTACAACACATCAGGGTTGTTCATGGCGTAGATCTCGTTGAGGTTGAAGTTGTCGTTTGCAAACTCCCTGAAGACGAGTCTATCCGCGAGTGAATCGACAGCTGTCGCACACCAGCCAAGAGTGGACATCCACCACTGAAGTTCCGGCGGCGTGCTGATCTGCATATCCTTTGCAAAGTGCTTCATGTCGTAGTATCTGTACCTTGTCAGCACTCTGTCGCGCTTTAGCTCGAGTTTGTACTTGAGCCTATCAATTCCGTAAATCATTTTTTCTCCTATATGGGGCATCGGCGCCCGATTCTAAGATTTTTTCCCA